CAAAACATTATAATTACAATGGTGTTTTTTAGTGTTTCAATTATTCGTGGTTATTTTATTAGAAGATTATTCGATAAATTGAAATAAAAGCGTATATTTGCTTTGTAGAACATCCACCTACTGTAAGATAAAGAGGTTACTTAACCTTAAACAGCCCGAAAGATGATAGGAGTGGATGCCTTGATTTAATCGGGTTTTGTTTTTTATATAATGAAAAAAACACTTTATCCACATCAAAAAGAGTTTCTCGATGAAATACTTTTAAAGATAAAAGAAGTAGATTCCGTTTGCTGCCAGCTATCTACAGGCGGGGGAAAAACGGTAGTATTTACCGAATTAGTACGTATCTTAAATAGCAAAACATTAATCTTAGTTGATAGTTCCGATCTTGTAGAACAGACCGTAAAAACGTTTCAAAAACAAGGTTTAGACGTTGGCTGCATTTTAGCCGGAAACAAAAAAATACCTGACAATAAAATTATTGTCGCGATGGTAAAAAGTCTTTGGAACAGACGAAAAAAAATGCCGTTATTTGAATACTGTATTATTGACGAATGCCACATTTGGGAATTCAACAAGTTGTTCGAGTTTTTACCAAACTGTAAAAGAATCGGATTCACAGCTACTCCAGTACGATTAAAACGAACTAAAGTAGATTATGAATACAGCGAAGTAGAAACAATGTCGCAATGGTATGATGATATTGTGTGCGGAAAACCTATTTCGTGGTTAATGGAACACGGTTATTTGATACCGGAAAAAAACGAATATATCGAGTTTGATAGTTCGCCACTTAAAACAGATGCTTCTGGAGAGTTCACCGCTTCTTCATTAAAAGAAGTTTTCCAAAGCGAATCATATAAAAGCGCACTTCGCAAAACATTCGACAAATTATGCGACGGTAAAAAAACTTTGCTTTTCACTTCATCAACTAAAACTAACGCGATTTATGCGGAATTATTTAAAGATAAAAATGTAAAAACATACGATTCCGTAAACAACAATCCAAACGAACGCGATGATATTGTAGAATGGTTTAGAACTACACAAGATGCGCTTTTGATTAATACAGGTTGTTTTACGAAAGGTTTTGATGTTTGCGATGTTGAGGTGATTTTAATGGCAAGAGCAACAAAAAGCCTTTCTTTATGGATACAAATTGCAGGACGTGGAGCTCGCAAAACTTCAAAAATTGAAAAGCCTTATTTCTTGCTAATCGATGGAGGAAATAATAATGAAGAACACGGCATTTTTTCTTTTGATAGGGATTGGAAAAAGATATTTTTTGATAAACAAAGAAAATCATACCTAAAGGATGTTTATGAATGCGAGGAATGCGGCTTTAACTTCGAGAAAAAAGACAAAATTTGTCCTAATTGCGGGGCTGAAATACCAGAAAAAGAACCGCCAGAAGAACAGGAATTAAAACTTTTTGAGATTAAAGGGAAAAAAGCAGTTCCAGAAGTGCCTACTTTAGATTTGAATTTTCATATTAATAAGGGTCATTCTAAATATCAAACTTTAAAGATACTAAAAGAAAAATGGATAGTTTTTTTATGTAAATTTGATACCCCACAAAAAGACTTTGAATGGCACGAACGAAATGGATCTTTTAGAAATAGATTTAACAAACTCATTCGTCCAATTTATTTATCAGTTTTACGGTCAATTCTAAAAGATGGAAAACATATAAGATATGACTCATATTGCCAAAAAATATTAACAGAGACTAAAATCAAAAAATATGAAATTTAGCTTTTATCAAAACATCAAAGACACTAATAAAACTGATATTGATTTAGAGAATTATATCGAAATTATTAAGAACGGGAAATACCAGGATTTAGTATTAACGGCTAGAGCGTTAAAAAAAGAACCTTCTAAATACAAAGACCTTAAAAATCAAATGCCTTGTATTACTGGTTCAGCCGTAATGAATCAGGGTAGTAAAAATGTGAGTAACATTTTAGAATTAAACGGATTAATAGTTGTTGATATTGACGACGATATTGATTTGCCACTACTTAATAAAATTAACGATGACAAATATACTTTTGTTTCTCACCGTTCTTTTGGAGGTGATGGAGTGTGTGTTTTTATCAAAATCAATCCTAATAAGTTTCTGGAATCATTTAACGAGATAGGACAATATTATTGGGATAACTTCAATATTATGATTGATCAATCCTGCAAAAATAAAAATCGTTTACGTTTTTTATCATACGACCCATACATTTACACGAATGAAAAGGCTTCTAAATTTATTGCTAAGACGAAAATAGAGAAGGTAAAAAAGCAAGATTTTATTTTTGTACAGGATGATTTTGCACAAATAATCGATAAGTTAAAAGGTATTGATTTATGCCAAGACGATTATAAAAGATATTGTGATATTGGATTCGCAATAGGTTCAAAATTCGGTGAAGGTGGTTTAAATTATTTTAAAGCTATTTGCCAAAATGGATCTAAGTATGTTGAAAAAGATATTGAAAAGCATTATAAGAACTTTTGCAAAGGGGGTAATATTACGATAGGTACGTTTTACCATTACGTAAAAAACGAAGGGATAGAGGTTTATTCGGAACTTACAAAGAAAACAATCGCTACAGTTGCCCTTCAAAAAACCCAGGGTACACCAACAATCGAAAGTGTAAAAAAACACGTTACAGAAGTTCTTAAATTAGAAGCTCCAACGGACGAATTAATTACCGACCTGATTAATTCAAAAATGGATTTTCAAGTCGACAGCGAAGAAACCGAAGTAAACCAACTTAAAAATTTTATTCACGAAAATTACAATCCTTACCGTGATTCGATCACAAACGAAATTTTTATAAACGATAAGATTCTGGACGATATAAAATTAAACTCGATTTACTTTTCCGCAAAGAACTGTCTTGATTTCAACGTGAATAAATCAGATGTTCGAGATATGATAAACAGCGAAGCAACACAAACGATCAACCCGTTAAACGAATTTTTCAGTAATAAAGAATTTCAGACAGGAAACATTGAAAAATATGCGGACTGCATTTTTCCACAAAGTGAATATAATCGTTGGGCGTTTAAAAAATGGCTGGTAGGATCTGTTCATAATTGGATTAGTCCATTACACGAAACAAAAGTATCGCCACTTACGCTTGTTCTTTGTGGACAAAAACAGGGCACTGGAAAGACTTCTTTTTTTAGAAATTTATTACCAAGGGATTTAAGGAAATATTTAATTGAGCATCGAATTGATGCGAAAGACAAAGATTCAATTTATAATCTCGTCAAAGGATTATTAGTCCTTGATGATGAATTTGGAGGATTGGCCACAAAAGACGTGAAAGACTTCAAAAAAATAGCCGATGCAAACCAAATTGATATAAGATTACCTTATAGCGCATTTTACTCAAAAATGAAACGTAAAGCGTCTTTATGCGGTACTAGTAATGAGAGTGACATATTAAAAGATGTTACCGGAAACAGGCGAATACTACCTATTAATGTGCAAAGTATTGATTATGATTCGATGATTAAAATAAATACAGACGATCTTTGGCGTGAAGTTTTTGATTTATGGCGAAAAGACTTTGATTGGAAAATATATAGTTCAGAGGATACCGATTATTTAAACCAAAATACATCTTATAATTTGGAAGTTATGCCGTTTGAGGAGTTGTTTTTTAATCATTACTCATTTGAATTAACATCTACTTTTACAGAAAGAATCATTCTAAATAAAGGTGAGGTTTTAAACAATATGACCGCTAAACTTTTAGTTAAACCTTCTAAGTATGATATTAAAGATATTTTTATAAAAAATAAAGTTGAATATAAACTTTACCGCGTTAACGGAGAATTTAAAAAAGGGTTTGAACTATACGAAAAGTACGAAAGCACACCAGATAATTCAAATAGTAACTTTTTTAATCCATAATGTAACCATTTTGTAACCAAAATGTAACCACTTAAAACACTGATATTATTAACATTAACCATTGTAACCTAAAATAATTAAACAAACTATATATAATATTTCATTTTACACATAATACACATATAATGAATTATTTATTTTTTCTTATAGAGTTTAAAATTAAAAAGGTTACGGTTACTTTGGTTACAAATCTAAAATTATGACAGAATCACAACTACAACAGCAAATCGTTATTTGGTTTAAAAACGAATACCAAATTAACGGAAAAGGATTAATTTTTGCAGTTCCTAACGGTGGAACAAGAAATGTTTTAGAAGCTAAAAATTTAAAACTTACCGGATCAATGGCAGGTGTTTCAGATTTAATAGTGCTTTTAAATAACAAATGTTTATTTGTAGAATTAAAAATTGAAAAGGGCATTCAATCAGATGTGCAAAAAACATTTGAGGAAAGAGTAAAAAATTTAGGATTTGAATATCATTTAATACGATCAATCGATGGCTTTAAAAATATCTTGTAAACATTGCCAGTTGTCTTGCAAAACGCCCGGACTCACTAACTGTAAAAAAGAGCAGCCAAAATATATGCGCCCCGAACAATTAAAAATAGAAATACGGGAAGCGTTTAAAATCGGGGATTATGATAAGGGGAGGATGTTGCAAGAGGAGTTATTTAGAATGAATCACGGGTAGTTGTTTAGAATTATTATAAATTACGATAATAAAGACCAAATTGGACTAATATTTAAATAACATTTGTATATTTGTACTCAGATAATAACAATTAAAAAATAGGAATTATGAAAGTAGTAATAAACAATATAGAATTAAACAAATGTAAAGAAGTAATGAAATCTTTAATGATACTTATTAAAGACTCAAAAACAAGTATTGAAGATAAGAAACAATATTATTCAGATTACCTTCAATTGTCCGCTAACTCTTTAATATTGTCAAGATAAAATATTATGAAGCTAGAATTAAAACATTTTTTAGTATATGCTCCATACGGAGTTGAAATACAAAGATTCGACGGAGAAATTAGTAATCTTACAGAATTTATATATAATATTCCGTGTGCGTTATTGACTAATTTTAAACCAATTCTTCGTCCATTGTCTGATTTAACTAAAAAAATTAAAATAGGAAATAAAAAAATCATTCCACTAACAGAACTATTAAGATTATCTAATTTCGATGTTGATAAAATGACATTTAGAGAACAGATTGAATACATTGAACCTTATAAAAATATTTTATTTATATCTTTTTTAGACGCTCAAAAACTACTCGAATGGCATTTTGATGTTTTCGGACTAATAGAAAACAATTTAGCAATCGATAAAAACACATTATGACTACAACAACCCAAACCATACTTAAAACCCTAATCCAAAAATCAGGGCTTACAAAGAAAGATTACATATCAAAACACAAGATACTCCAAAGAACATTAGATCGTTGGTTAAACGGCACTAGAATCATCCCCTTGCAACGTTTGGAGCAGTTGGCTAAAGAGGATGGATTAATAATAAAAATTGAAATATTATGAAAACAGATGAAGATAAAGAATTTGTATGCAGACAGTGTTCTACTTATTTAGATTCAGAAGATTTAGAAGACGGAAAATGTCCTAATTGTAAAAGTGATGAAGATATATTTATAAATGAAGATGAATAAATAATATACAATAAAATGAAACTAACAAAGAAATTTATTAAAGAAAATGCTGGAATGACTTTGAAAGAAGCGTTTCCTGAGGCGTTTGAAACTCCATTTACCGGATGGGCGAAAGACGCAGGAATTAATCATTTATGGATGGTTTATTTTGAAAACTCAACTGTAAAATATGGGTTCGATGCAAGTGGTGCATTTTGTGAAAAAATAAATACTGGCTACAAATACAATTCAGAAACGGAAAGACCAGCCACAAACGAGGAAGTTTTAGAAGTATTGAGTAAAGAGGCGGTGAAGCATTATAAAGTAAATGATTTTGTTTTTGATAATTGGTCTAATTGTAAATGTAGAATAAATCAACTAACAAGATTTGATTTTTCTTATAATTCTCTTTTTGTTTTAAATGAGAATAATTCTAAAACTTGTTTATTAAATAACGGCATTTGGGCTCAAATAATCCAACCTAAAAAAATGACAATCCAAGAAATTGAAAAAGAATTTAATATTCAAGTGATATGAAAGCAAGTGAATTAAGAATCGGTAATTATTATTATCAATTTGGAAATGTACACAAAGCCAGTGGGCTAACCATTATAGACCTAGAGAAAGCGCCGGATTCGCAATTATGGCGTAAACCAATCCCACTAACCGAAGAATGGTTGTTGAAGTTTGGAGCGCATTCGAGGTTTGAAAACAGCGAGTTTATTTATGATAGATTCAGATTGATTTGGAAAGAATCTTATAAATATTGGTATGTGATAGATTCTGAATCTTTATCTTATTTAACTAAAATAGAATTTGTTCACGAATGGCAAAATTTTATATTTGTTGTGAATGATGTGGAATTAAAAATAAATTTGTAGATTTGTTCTACCCCGTGTTTTGTTAAGTGGATGCGGGGTTAAATTTAAAAGTATGCACCCAACACGAATATTTAAATCAGCAGACGAATTAGAACACGCTTGGACTCTCTATAAAGAGGATTTAATTGTGCAGGCTTCTGAATGGTTAAAGGTTCAGTATGTCGGAAAAGATGGGTGTAGAATGACAGACGAAATGAAACTGCCTTATACAATGGAGGGTTTTGAAGTGTTTTGTTATAAAAATTTCGGTTGTATTGAGCAATATTTTAAGAATCAGGACGATTATTATACTGAGTTCATTCCTATCTGTTCGCATATAAAAAAAGAAATACGATCAAATCAAATCACTGGAGGGTTATTAGGTGTGTATAATCCATCAATTACACAAAGGCTTAACGGATTGTCAGAAACTGTAAAACAAGAGCTTAGCGGTTCTTTAAACATTCCAAATATTCCTGATATTGGAAACCGATAATAAATACAAGTATTCAAAAGCGTATTTCAAGATACGTGATTTGATATTAAACAACCCTAAAGAAACTGTTTTCGTTATTCGTGGGGGTCAAGGAGCTAGTAAAACCATTTCGATACTAGAGCTTTTAATCCAAAGCCTCATAAGTTCCCCAAAAGAAATATCCGTTTTAAGTTCCGAACTTTCGAAAATGAAGCGAACGGTTATTCGGGATTACAAAAAGATTTGTAAAGATTGGGGTATTATTAAAAACGATTCTGATTTCAATAAATCAGAAAGTAAACACGAATTACCTAACGATTCTTATTTAGATTTTTTAGGTGCTGACATTAATGATGTAGGTAAAGGATTTAGGCGTGATATTCTTTATATCAATGAAGCCGATAAAATGGAAATCGATACAGCTGTCCAATTTATTTCAAGGGCAAAATTAACTATTATCGATTATAATCCCGACTCTCTTTTTTGGGGTGACGATTATATAAACGAAAACAATTTCATTACCCTAACGTTTGAAGATAACGAGTACTTGCCACAAAGTGAAGTCGATTCTATTTTAGACTACAAAACAAAAGGATTTTATAATTCTAAACTACCATTCGAATTACTTTTCAAAGACGATAATATTAAATCAACGTACTGGGCGAACAAGTGGCGCGTATATGGACTCGGTATGGTTGGGTCGTTAGATGGGGTTGTGTTTAATAATTGGCGCGAAATTGATTCAATACCATCCGAAGCGCGTTTGTTAGGCTACGGTGTTGACTTTGGATACTCAAACGATCCAACGGCAATTATTGAAGTATGGAAATATAACGACACCCGCATATTAAATGAAATTTGCTACTCGAAAGGACTTTCAAATAGAGAGATTGCCAATAGAATTGATACTTTAATGCCTGCATATTGCGATAGTGCCGAGCCAAAATCTATTGCAGAGCTTCAAGACCTTGGAATTAATGCCTATCCGGTTGGAAAAGGTGCGGATTCAATCAATTTTGGTATTCAAATTATGCAGAAATACGATTATTTAATTACTTCTAAGTCGGTAAATTTAATAAATGAGTTCCAAAAATACACTTGGCAAAAAAATAAACGCACAGGTGACAAAGAAAATAAACCTATCGATAAATTTAATCACGCAATCGATGCAACAAGGTATCACGAAATGGAATCGATAAACGGAAACTCAACATTATGCATAAAATAACCGAACTAAAAGCAGGGGAGTTTATTGACTTGCAAGAGTATGCAAAGTCATTAC